TGTTCATATGCTTTTAAATATTCAGAAAGTAATTCAACTGCTAAAAATGAAGGTGTGGCTATAGGTATAACTTATGATTCAAGAAGTGTTCCTCCAGTTGTATATAATAATGAAAAATATACAGTATCAAAAATAACGATTACTTCTCCATCATTACATACATTTAATGATAATTCTATGCCTGGTGAAATAGTAGTAGAACATGTTCCAGTAAAAGGGGGGAATCATCTAAAGGTTTGTGTTCCGTTTACTTCTTCTTCTGAATCTTCATCCGCATCAAATTTAATTACAGAGGTAATTGAGAAAGTAGCTGCTAATGCACCAAGCGAAGGAGACTCAACAAACTTGAATATTTCAAACTTTAATCTTCAAAATATTATTCCTCGTAAACCATTTTTTGCGTATTCGACTGGAAATAATGATTTTATAGTATTTGGTCAAATAGATGCTATACCATTAAGTTCAAGCACAATAACTACTTTACAACAAATAATACAACCATTTCCGCTTCCGATGCCAAGTGCTCCTTTATTTTATAATTCTAAAGGTCCTATTTCTGGACTGCAAATTGGCGATGGTATTTATATTTCTTGTCAACCAACCGGTTCATCTGAAGAAGAAACAGCTGTTGAATATGATAAAAATAGTTCTAGTTTTGATTTTTCAAATATTTTTGATAGTCCGGCATTTAAATATTTAATTATGGTTATTGTAGGTTGTTTATTGTTTATAATAGTATTTTATGGATTGAGTGCTTTTTATAATTATTTGTTATCTGATGCTCCAAAATTACCAAATTTACCAAAATTTAGTTAAATAATAAGATTTTATTAACATATTATTATTTAACTAGAACCATTTAAAGGAGATGCATCGTGTAAGTTATCTAATAAAGGCTTATAAGAAGCACTAGATAAAGATGAACCGGAACGAACAATTGGAGCCATTTTAGCAACAACTTCTTGTTCTAAAGTATATGGAAATTGATTAAACGCAGTAAATTGAGACATTTTCTTTTGCTCAGATGGTGCGTAAGCTTGAAGGGCCCCTAAACCAGTAGTTTCGGATGATCTTCGCATTAAATCGAATGCAACAAGAGCTGCAACTACGGCCAAAATAGGGTTGGCGTGCATAAATAAATAAATAACTACTAAAATGACTACGACTTTGCCTATAATATTATCAATCAAATTAGCAATTATATCGGGTGTTCGGAATCCCAATACTAAATAAATAATCATTAAGATGACCAAAATAAATTCACCCATATGCTCTTTTTTTAAAAGTTCTGTGAAACTATCCATATATCATATTTATAGATTTTATTTTAAAAGTCAATATTTAAACAACATAAAAACATTATTCTAAATATATTAAGTATGAATACCTATCTTGGACAAAAAGGATATACGATACCTAAAAATGAACTTACTCTCGAACAACAAAAATCTACAAGACTAGCTTTAACTGTAGAACCTTTTGTAATGGGTGCACCAGTTAATGGATCAAAAAGTTATCCAGTGTATAGAGAATCACCTAATAAATTTTATGTTCCTCATTATTATGGAATCGAAAATTTTGGACCACCTAAAGAATATAAAATCTCTAATGGTACTGATATAAATTTGAATTTTAGTGGAAAGCTTAGAGAGAATCAAGAAATTGTAGTAAACACTTATATAGAACATGTTTTAAAAGTCGGGTTTGGTGGAGGGTTGCTTGAATTACCATGTGCTTATGGTAAGACTGTGCTTTCATTAAATATAATTTCTCGTCTCAAGAAGAAAACCTTTATTATTGTTCACAAAGAATTTTTAATGAATCAGTGGATAGAGAGAATCGAACAGTTTTTACCTGGCGCACGTGTTGGCAAAATTCAAGGACCAGTTATTGATATAGATAATAAAGATATAGTAATTGGTATGTTACAAAGTTTATCAATGAAAGATTATCCAGCATCTACATTTGATAGTTTTGGATTAACTATTATAGATGAAGTGCATCATATATCAAGTGAAGTATTTTCAAACGCACTATTTAAATTGGTAACAAAATACATGCTTGGATTATCAGCTACAATGAACAGAAAAGATGGCACTACATCAGTTTTCAAAATGTTTTTAGGAGATATTATATTTAAAGGCAAGAGAGATGAAGAAAGAGCTGTAACTGTTCGTGCTATACAATATTATGTAGATGATGAAGAATTTAATGAAGTTAAATATGACTATAGAGGTAATCCACAATATAGTACAATGATTTCAAAATTATGTGAATACAATCATAGAAGTGAATTTATTTTGAAGGTTCTCTCTGATATGTTAAAAGATAATCCAAACCAACAAGTTATGATATTAGCACATAACAAAAATTTGCTAAAATATTTACATGATGCTGTAGCTCATAGAAATATAGCAACAGTTGGTTACTATATAGGCGGTATGAAAGAATCTGCTCTTAAAGAAACTGAAAGTAAAAAGGTAGTAATAGCCACTTATGCAATGGCGGCAGAAGCACTTGATATTAAAACATTGACAACTCTTATCATGGCAACGCCAAAAACAGATATTGAACAGAGTGTTGGACGTATTCTTAGAGAGAAACATAGTAGTCCGGTTGTTGTTGATATAGTTGATAGTCATAAGTTGTTTTATAATCAGTGGCAGAAGCGTAAGACATTTTATAAGAGAGAAAATTATAAAATAACTTTTATAACAAGTGCAAATTACAATATAAATCGTGATTATGATAATTGGAAAATAGTTTATAATCCAAAGCCAGACGGACCAAAGGAATGTAAACCCAAAAAGAATAAAAATGTTTTATCTACAAAAAGTAATAGTTCGACTGATAAAAGTATTGCAGAATCTTCTGATGAAGAAGATGAAGATGAACCACAGACGACTAATGATGTATATGTTTCCGAAGTTTGCTATCTTAAAGTTAAATAATTTGATATAATAGATTTAATGTCCTTTACTTGGGAAACCCATATTGGTGTAATGATTGTAATTATCAACGCAATTTACACAGTTAGACAATTTAGTAATTGGTGGTGGATTTGCCAATGCTAATTGACTTGCTGGTAAGTTAACGCTTCCAGTTGCATATACACCTGTCGATGGCCAATTATTGTTATATTGAGCATAACCACCGCGTTGACGTCTATGTCTACGACTATGTCTTCTACGACCTCCAACTAATGAACGAGCTAATTTTCTTGAAATAGCTCTACTTCTAAGTCTTCTCTTAATACTTTTGATTTTTCTGCTTCCAGCCTTCATTCTCTTATATTGTTTAGTGATATTTTTTATTTTTCTTTTAAGTTTTTTAGCACCTCCATTAAATGAACGAGTTCCAGGATAAATTCCTGCAGCAGCATCAATATTACTTTTTGTTCCTGCTAAACCGGGGAGAGGACCAGGTGGCGTTCCTGGAATTTCATTACTACCAAATCTTCCTGCATATTGTGAATTATCAACATTAACATAACTACCATTAATATGACTTAATGGAGCTACATTACCATACCCTAAATTAGAAGCTCCTGAACCAGCTGACATATATATATTGTATATAATATATATTTATCGATTAATATAAGTTCTATTTATACGATAACCAGTATGACATAATATTTCAATAGGAATAGTATTAGCTAGTTTTGCTAAATCATATATAGTTTGCGGACAATCCTTACCATTTCCAAATAAATACGCATCGTCGTTTACAGAATCATTCTCTCTTGCTTCAACAATTATTTGGTCCATACTTATAGTTCCTAATACTTTTCTTTTTGTTCCATTTATATAAACGTGTAATTTTAATGATGTATCTCTAGGGACTATATCTGCATAACCAATAGGCAAAACGCAAATTTTCATTTTTCTAGGAGCGATATATTTCCAATCATAACCTATACCTGCTCCTTTTTCAACCTCTTTAATTTGAATGATGTATGATTTTATAGACATAGGCGGTATTAAATTCTTATTTGGTTTAAAATCAGCAGTAATGCCATATATACCAGAACCAGGTCTTGCTAGAGTAAAATCAGATACATCATAATTTAAACAACCTCCAGTATTTGCAATGTGAACTAAAGGTGGTTTAATACCTATTTCTTCAAGATTTTTTCTTAATTCTCTAAATTTTCGCAACTGTTCATTTACAATTGGACTATTTTTTACACCAGAACATACAAGATGTGACATCATTCCAACCAATTCAAATTTATCACAAGCAACAATATCTTTAAAAGTTTGAAAAGCATTTTCATAAGGAACACCAGCTCGATTTATACCAGTATCGACAAATATAGTTACTTTAACTTTTTTACCTGCCGGTATCATTTTTTCTATTTTTGGTAATAATTTCTCGTCAAAAATAGCAATATCTAGATTCATTTTTAATCCATCCTTAAATTCATCACCATCAATATCATATAGCCAAGATAATACTCTTCCTTTATCTCCACTTTTGCGTAATAATATGGCTTCTCCTAACGTTGCAACACCGATATATTTTATACCTAATTTACGTAGAATTCTTGACATTTCTATTAAACCGTGACCATAAGCATCAGCTTTTAAAACTGGCATTAAATCTGTGCCTGATTTTTTCCTTAAGTAGTTTATATTATTTCTTATTGCGTTAACATCTATTACAGCTTTTATATCTTTATCAGACGCAGGAATATAGTTTATTTTACAAGTTTTATTTCTTTTTATACGATGGTTTCTTGTTCGACTCATATAAATTAGATATAAAATTATTTATTTCATATCCTTTATTTATTACTGTTTCATCTTTCATAACTTCAATAGGAACCCATTTTTTAAACCTCTTATTATAATGACATTTCATTTTAAACGATTTTTCTAGATAAACGAACTTATCAACATTTGGATTTTCAAACTCTTCTTCATCGTCACTTTCTTCCAATTTATCTAAATCTTCATTTTCTTTTATATTTCTAAATAACTTATTCATCATGATGCTTGTTTTGTAATCCGGTATGCATGCAACACCGAAATTTATATTTTCTAAACTGTATAAATTATATACATCATTTTGAATATCAGGTCTAACTTCTAAAACAATATATTTTGGTATTCTCTCAATTTCCATTGTTTTAATAACTTCTGTTATACTATTAAACTTATCAAATTGGAGAGAAGAATAAGAATTTGTTTTTGTTGACTTATAATATTGTATAGAATGAATTTTATATTTAACATCTGAATTTAATATTCTGTCCATCTTTTCATTTGAATATGCAATAATTGGCAACCCAAATACAATAAAATTATTATTATAAGCTATTTGTTTTATATCATTCTTAAGCATATCAGAAATTTTATTAAATTTATTAATCCAATTCTCTCCAGATAAATCTTTATTTTTATATAAAAATATATCTTCTATACTAAAAAAATTGTTATTCATATGGTTAAAAAGTGTTCCGTAAAATATTGTGCCATAACAAAGCGATTTAGAAAAACATGTGTTAATAATTCTAATATTTTTAATCTCTTTCTTTTTATTATTTTCAAGCTCAAATAAAATACAAACATATTTGTCATTAAATATAGTAAACCATGCAAAACATTTAACACCACATGGTATAGCTAATATCAAGTCGCAATTATAAACTTTCTTATGTAAACTGGTTTCATAAGAAAGTTTTATATCAGGAAAATCGCGTAAAATAGTGTGTTTATCTTCTTGTGTTAACATTAAATAAATATACTACTAAATCTTTAAATTATTTATAAATAAGCTTGATTAAAGTAATTTAATTATGGAGTTGAGACTTCAGAAAATTTTTTAATTCACTTTTCATATTTGTATCATCATTTTTGGTTGGTAATAAATCGATTAATGTATAGTCATTATTTTTTTCTGGTATTTCTGAAGTATTACCATTATTAATTATACTATACATATTCTCATATTTTTGAGTTGGTGTATTTACTAAATCTTTTATTTTTGGAACTGTTAAAGTTGATTTAAAAAAATTAATTAAATGATGAACCAAGAATATTAAAATTATTGATATTATTGTAATTTGTATAGCCCACGATAACATATTATATTATTATATTAGTTTAGGAGCGATAAAAACTCAATTATTTCTTGTTTAATAAATAATTCTTTAATATCAACCAATTCATTGCATTCAAAATAAACATCATTTGAAACAAATTTATTATTATCTAAATTATTACTGCTCTCAATAATAAAACAAATTTTAGATTTAGGATTTAATTTATATATATTTTTTGTAATTTTTTTATGATGATGTTCATTTCCGTACACACTATTTTCAATACTTTTTTTAAAATATGAATTATCAACTATTAATGTTATGTTATTAAAATAATTTTTATAAACATCAATCTCTCCATCTTTAGGTTCCAAAAGTAAAATATTTTTAGAATCTATCTGATATATTGACTCATTCGTATAAAGTTCAGTATAAATTTGGGTTTCAGATAGCATATCATCTAGGGATTTTTGGATAATATGCAAGTTATTTAGATTGAAATTATTAATATATATTTTCATATATTTAATAATATCATAAACTATTTAAACCTATTCAATTTATAATAATTAAGATATGTCACAACCATTAGATATAATAATAGTTGAGAGATTGGGTTCATTGAAACTACTTTCAATTAAAGATTTTAAATTAGAAGATCTCTATAAGAAGTGTGGGTTTAAAAAGTCGGAAGATTTTATGAAGCAAACTGAATGGAATGTAAAGTATGATGGTAAAAAATATTTAATTCAAGTATTTGCAAAAACTGATGGTAGAGCAAATTCTGAAAATAAATATGATTTTCCTCCGCCAATTGACACAAAATTATTTTATGGATCGTGTGCAATTGTTGGACAAATTAAAAAAGAAGATGGAACAAAGAGTTATGTAAATTTAAGTATTCCACTTTGGAACAAAATTTATGAAAAATTATTTGGTGGTTTTGAAGACCTTGCAACTACTGCAAAAGAAGATGAAGAGGAGGAAGATGAATTAGATAATATCCCAAAAGAAAAGAAGACAAAACAAGGATATTTAAAAGACGGTTTTGTAGTTGATAGCAGTGATACGGAAGAAAATACAGTTTCTGATTCAGAAGAAGCTGATGATGAAGATGATAGTGACGATGAGGATGATGAAGGCGATGAGAATATTGAAGGTGAAGATGAGGGAGATTTAGTTGTAGATGATGTTGGGTCAGAATTATCAGAAGAATCATATGACTATGATGATAAGAATGTTGGTAAATAAATTAGTCATAATCAGGTGTTATTCTTAAAGAATTTTTAATAAATCTATTAAACTGTGTTTGATTTTTTCTTAATTTCGCTTCTCTCCAGAAACTATAAATAATACTATATAAATAAAATTTTGAAATATAATTAGGGTCTATAGTCCCTAGCCATTTATAAATATTTTTATTGATTGGTAAATCTGTAGGGTTTGAAAAACCAAACTTTACAATTAATAAATCAAGAAGTTCACCTAAGAGCTTATCTAATTTTTTTTCATCATTAATATCATTTGGATTTGGAGAAAAATAATAAACATAATCAGCAATATAAATATTTTGTTCTGGTTCAAGCTCAGTAATTAAATTTTTTATTTGATTACAAATAGTTTCATTAAAGAGACTATTAACAAATATATAATCTACATTAGAATCTACTTCCATATCTTCTAAATTTAATTTTATAGTATTATTGCTAACTCTATATTCTTCCTCATTAAATAAATCAATTATTATTATTAATGTCTTAGATTCCAAATCTTTTGATGATTCATCCAAAATAAATTGAGGAGCTAATTGGTATGGACCAGTATTTAAAGGTATAGGATAATTATCTTTTATATACTTAGCTCCTATTGCTATATAAATTGTTGAATAGTTGTGCAATATAGGAATAACATGCGGTATATTAGATATTTCTAAATTAACTCCACCCTTATATTTTTTAAAATGTCTTTTTTTGATATACCTTTTTCTTCTGCTGAATTTTTTTCTTTTAACAGTCAATTTATTTATTTTTTTTGTTTTTTTCATATAATAACTTGATTTTTTATTTTAAAATAAAATTGATATTGATTTAAATATAAAATTAGTATGTAAATCAATAACTATGTCGCTTTGCAAGATTGAAAATCCAGATTTATTTAGAGCTAATATTCGAAAGAAATTAAATGAGAAATTTAAAGACGAAAGACATGGTAATAATTTAGAAAAAGGTATTTTCAATTATGCGTTGAAAGAAGCTGACCAACGTAAGATTGTAAAGAAATGGGATAATAAACATTTTGCATTAATTTAT